GCTCACGCACAGAAGGAGGGACACCATGTCGGTGTTCGAGAAGGCCAAGGGTTTCTTCGGTCACCTGTTCAACCTCGGTGAGTCCGAGGCGCACGCGCTGGCGGAGAAGGCCGTTCCGCTGATCGAAGCCACCCGCGACGAGATCGTCAGCGAGGTCCGCAAGGCGGTGTCCGAGCTGGCCGCGCCGATCGCCTCCGAGATACACCGCCTGCTCTACGCGACCTCCGTCGCCCCCGACCACGGCGGCCCGGTCCAGCAGGACTCGTCCGAGCCCGCCCCCACGCCGGAGGCCCCCGCCGCCGACGCTCCGGCCACGGGTGACACCGGCAAGTGATGCCGGGGCAGCCTGACGCGCTCCAGGTGGCGCAGCTGGAGCGGTTGCTGAAACTGCGCGAGCTGCTGGCCGAGAAAGAGGAGCGCGAGAAGGCTGCAGTAAACGCCAATGTCGACCCCGAGAAAAGCGCCGTCCGGTATTACCACGACCCGGTTGGCTTCTCGCGGGACTGCATCGACTGGGGCGATTCCGGCGGCTTGACCGAGTACCAGGAAGATGTGCTCGGGGCGCTGCCGGTCAAGAAGCGTGTTGCCGTGCGTGGTCCCCACGGTCTGGGCAAGTCCACCACGTCCGCCATCGCCATCCTGTGGTTTGCGATCACAAGGGACGCGGCTGGTGTTGACTGGAAGGTTGCCTCGACTGCTGGTGCGTGGCGACAGCTGATCCGCTACCTGTGGCCCGAGATCCACAAGTGGGCCAAGCGGATCAAGTGGGAAGAGGTCGGACGCCAGCCGTTCGACGAACGCCTTGAGCTGTTGTCGCTGAACATCAAGCTCAACCATGGGTCGGCGTTCGCCGTGGCCTCCTCTAACCCGGAACTCATTGAAGGTGTGCACGCCGACTCGGTGCTGTACGTCTTTGACGAGTCCAAGGCGATCGCCGCCGGTACCTTCGAGGCGGCCGAGGGTGCGTTTTCCGGTGCCAACCCGGACGGCGGCCTGCCGGAGGCGTTCGCACTCGCCTGCTCCACCCCCGGCGAGCCCAACGGAATGTTCTACGACATCCACGCTCGACGCCCCGGTCTTGAGGACTGGTGGGCCAGGCACGTCACCCTCGAAGAGGCGGCCAGGGCAAAGCGCGTGTCGATGGTCTGGGCCGACCAGCGTAAGGCTCAGTGGGGCGAGAAGACCGCCGCCTACCAGAACCGCGTGCTCGGCGAGTTCTACTCGTCCGACGAGGACGGTGTGATCCCGCTCGCGTGGATCGAGGCGGCCCAGGAGCGCTGGCGCAACTGGCGTGACGCTGGGTCCCCGCTGCCGGAGGACTGCGAGAAGCGGATTTCCGCCGACATCGCCCGATCCGGCACCGACAAGACGGCCATCGCCATCCGGTACGGCGACATCATCACGGAGATTCGCAAGAGTCACCGTGAGGACACCATGCAGTCAACCGGCCGCATCCGGGGGCTGCTGGAGTCGATCGAGGGCAGCTCCGCCATCGTTGACGTCATCGGCATCGGCGCTGGCGTGGTGGACCGGCTGCGCGAACTCAAGATGCCCGTCGAGGCATTCAACGCTTCCCAGGGCACCAAGAAGCGCGACCGGGCCAACGAGATGGGCTTCACCAACACCCGCTCGGCGGCGTGGTGGAACCTGCGGGAGCTGCTCGATCCGGCTAACAACTCCGAGATCATGTTCCCGGACGACGATCTCCTGACCGGCGATTTGACCGCCCCCCACTGGCGGATCATCTCCGGCGGTCGCATCCAGGTCGAGCCCAAGGACGACATCAAGAAGCGCATCGGCCGGTCCCCGGACGACGGTGACGCTGTGGTGATGGCGTTCTGGGGTGACCCGGGCAACTGGCACGATGCCTACGGCACCGCCTACTGCATCAAGTGCGCACGTGCCTTCGTCGCCAAGCTGCACCCCGACCGCTGCCCGTTCTGCCTTTGGCCGATCGGCATGTCGGTGTGAAACCAGCCCCGCTCCGGCGGGGTCTCAGCGGAGTAGCGCAGTTCGGATAGCGCGTCGCGCTCATAACGCGAAGGCCGTGGGTTCAAATCCCACCTCCGCCACTATCCGGGGTAACCCGCCCCGGCGAATTAGGAGAGAAGAGCTGTGGCCAAGACAGCATCGCACCCGATGGCGATGGGACAGGCTTACTTCGGCAGGCCGTCCGCCCTCCCCCGCGTCCTGTTCTGCGCGGCGACCACCAAATTCTGCGGTCGTCACTGGGTGGTCAACACGATGGACGAGTACACCGCTGCGGTGGACGAACGCAAGCGGCACGAGCTGTTCTGCTCGACCCGCAACAAGTTCGATACCGCCAAGGCGGACGTGCGCGGCTACCTGGAGATCCCGCAGCAGCGCCGGAGGCGCTAATGTCGGCGCGGGATGTCAGCCCCGAGAACCTTGAGGCAGCGCGCAAGATCTTCGAGGGTAAAGACAAGGACCGGTTCGCCTGCCTGTTCTGCGCCGGTATCCACAACATGGTGGCTGGTGTCCCCCGGGAGCGCCAGCCTTGCCCGCGCATCAAGTCGATCCAGTACCACACGGACGGCGTGACCATCCTCAGCATCGAGTTCTGGCCCAAGGCCGGGCGGTGGGAAGAGGACGTCGTCTTCCCCGACATGCTGGTTGCGGAAGAAGACGACTGACGGAGGTCTATGCGGCTGCCGAACTACTACGAGATCATCGCCGCGCAGAACTCCCAGTTTCCGATCTCGGTGCAGCTCCAGAACGACGACGGCACCCTGATGGATATCACGGGCAAGACGTTCGAGTTCGTGGTGCGCACCAAGATCGATAACGAGTCGACGACCCCGCTGATCCGTGTCGGCCAGACGCCCAACGCGCAGGGGTACATCACCGTCAACACCACGACTTCCACCGTTCAGGTCGTCGTCTACGCCACGGCGAACACCAGCGCGGGCGGGTACTACACGCTCTGGATGGACCCGAACCTTTCGGACCAGACGGCGCTGGTGCAGGGACCGTACAACATCCAGCCGACCGTACTGGTTTGAGAGGTATATGACGACAGTCTTGGTCATGTCGGCCGGTACCTCGGGTCCCCAGGGCAACGGCTGGCTTCGCGGCATCGGTGCACCGACCGACACCATCGGCATCAACGGCGACTTCTACATCGATCAGACCACGCCGTCCCAGCCTCTGTACTACGGCCCCAAGGCCAATAACACCTGGACCGGCGTCGGCCCGTACACCTTCGGTGGTGGCGGCGTCCAGTCGGTCACCGCTGGCGACGGTTCGATCGTCATCGGCGGCACCGCCTCGGCCCCCACATTCAAGACCGGCACCCTGGACCAGATCGCCAGCCTCCACGCCCCGGCGGCCGACTGGTCCAACAATGGTCACAAGATCACTAGCCTGGCCAACGGCACTGTGGCCAGCGACGCGGCGGCCTTCGGCCAAATCCCGACCACGCTGCCACCGTCCGGCTCGGCCGGTGGTGACCTGAGCAACAGCTACCCGAACCCCACGGTCTCCAAGATTCAGGGTGCGGCCATCGCCGGTACGATCGCCAACGGCCGGGCGCTGCTGGCGGCCGACGCCACCCACCTGAGCTGGCTCGACTCGTTCGGCACCGGCAACTGGGTATTCAACGTCGCGTCGTACGGGGCCAAGGGCGATGGCGTCCAGGTCAACGACGGCGCGATGGGCACCGGATCGGCCGTTCTGACCTCGGCCAGCGGCAAGTTCGCCTCCACCGACGTCGGCAAGCCGATCATGGTGAAGGGTGCGGGCACCGCCGCCTCGACCACCCTGGTCACCACCATCGCCAGCTACCAATCGCCGACCCAGGTCACGCTGGCTGCAGCCAACGCGTCCGGCGGCAGCGTTTCGAGCGCCCTGGTGTTCTGGGGTACCGATGACACTGCAGCGATCAACAGCGCGGTGACGGCGGCCACCACCTACGCCCAGCTTAACGGCGGGGCGGCCAAGATCTTCTTCCCGGCCGCGTCCAAGCAGTTCTACGTGATCGCCGGGGCGCTGACTAAGGGCGGCGCTACCGCCGGTAACGCCCAGATCCCGCTCCCGGTGGTCGCCACTACGGCCAACAAGATCTGCCTGATCTTCGAGGGTGTGGCCGAGGGCGCGGCCCCGTTCCAGCACTGGCAGCAGACGTACGTCCAGATGACCGGCTCGACGCTGGTCAGCTTCGGCGTCTACTCCAGCCCCTCGGCCCAGACCGCCGACATCAACGCCAACGGCAACCCATCGGTGATCGGCGGCCCGACGCCGCCCTACGGGTACGGCATCTCGCCCGGCGTGTTCTCCAACATCTTGCCGGTGATCCGTAACCTGTCGATCCGCACCACCCACTCGGCCGAGGGGCTGACCTGGGGCGCGTGGGACTTCTTCGGCTGCTCCCAGGGCGTGCTGGAGAACTTCACCTACGGCACCTGCGGCACCGTGGCGGCCAACGACTACGCCAATCCGAACATCTTCGGCACCGGCCTGTCCTACGGCG